CTCTATCATATGCGATAACAAAAGCGACAGCCGCGTCAATCCGTCTCGAAGAAGCCCTAGATTCCTTCACAATACGAGCACCCAAATTATCTATCTTCAACTTACAGTTATCCAAATGCCTAGCAAGTAAAGGATCACCATCATGAGTCAAAGTTGCTTCAGTAACCGAATCAAAAACCTTCTGGCAAGCTCCAACCATTCGGCGAGCAGAAGTCGAAGGATATTCAACAATAGGTAAGCCCAAATCCATTAGAGCCTGCATAGTTCTCTGCCAGCGAAACGGGTCAAAAGCAATTTCACGAGTATTCGGATGCTTCTGAGCAAACTCAATAATGGTCTGCTCCACTTCCAAAGTATCCACACGCCAATCATCAGCATCATTCGGCTGTTTCTCCCACGCCTTCACCAACCAAACATGCGGTTTCTCGTCTTTAGACTTAGGGACAGTTACAGCAACAACCGCAGTTGTATCGCCATTAAACGAACCATCAACACCTAAAACCACATCAGCAAAATCATCAACCTCAACATCGGCCTGAAGATTGTCCCAAACACCGGCAGGCAACCAAGCATTCTGACTGCTCACCCATTGATTGCATCTCTTAGTTCGAAACTCGGCTTCAGGAGTCCTCTTGACCATAGACTCAAAATCGGCTTTAGAGTTCAAATCTCCATAGCCAGGATTAGCAGCAACCCAAGTCTCCTCCAACCTATGATCTGCATCAATCGGGGCTTCCCACCAAGCCATATAGAAAGTCGGGTCAATAATCTCACCACGAGCAACCTTCTGCCCATACTGATAAAGCTGATAAGCAGTCGAATCCTGTCCAGTCGAATCAGACTTTACGCCACAAGTAGTTGTAGCCAACATAATCGGTTGCCTTCTCGAAGCCATAGACAACTGCATAACATCCCACATCGTTCTATCCTGCAAAGCATGAACCTCATCAAACAAAACAGCAGAAGCGTTCAAACCTTCCTTTGAATAGGCTTCAGCTGAAAGCACACGCCAAATCGAACCGGTAGAAGGAACTTCAATAACATCCCTGTAAATGTTGCACATAGCAGCCAACTCAGGTTCACGCTCAATAATCTTCCTGGCATCACCAAAAGTAATTCTCGCCTGCTCCTTCTCAGCTGCACAAGAATAAACTTCCCCACCTTCGTCACCATCAAAAAGAAACCAAAGCCCCAACCCAGTCATCAAGGCACTCTTGCCATTTTTTCTTGCAACGGAAAAAAGGGCAGTCCTATGAGCCAGAAGTCCCTGTTCATCCAAAACAAACATTTCCTCAAGCAACTTCTCCTGCCAAGAACGAAGCCGAATCTGCTCACCGGCACTCCCAGCAACAGAGTCCTTAGTCAAAGTCACGAAAGTATTTATGAAATCAACAGCATCCAAACCACGAGAACCATGCTCAAGACTGGTCGGCGTAACCCACCTCGGCGGCCAACTACTTACCTGAGTCAATTACAACAACCTGTTCACGCTCTTGCTGACGCTTACGAAGTTGCTCCATCTTAGTTTCAGCCTTAATCTCCGCCAACCCCAATTTAGAACGAGCATCAACAGTCAAACCAAGCAAACCAAGATTCTTCACAATCGCAGACTCAAGATCCAACAGTTGCCGATGGACATGATAGTCATCAGGCTTCTCAACAAACTGTCTCTCCAACACAATCTGCCTATCCAACTGCTTACAAACCAGCAACAACAACTCAACATCCGATTGAGGGCTAATCCAAGTCTGACCGGCATTAAACACACGATTCCACAACAACATGCCAGCCCAATCCAAAGGCTGATGCGGTTCAACCCTCCCAGCAGACAAAGAAACAGTCCCCGAAACATCAGGCAAAGGCCGCTTACCAGGATTGCCCAAAGCTCTCTTTACTTCCAAAGGTTTCGCCGGATTAGCCATAAAGTCAAGGCTACCAACTTTACCCCCCAAATGCGAATAGGTGTCTCCCGCTGCGGTCGGGGTATAAAACAAAAACAAAAAAACAAAAAGACCCCACCCCCCATAAAACCTCTAGCAACCTTATAGGTTTAGGTCAAGGGCTTGTTGCCACGCCTTGAGTTGCATAGTGAATGAGCTGCAGCAAGTTGAGAGGAGGCATCCCCTGCCACCAGGTGATCAGCAGTGATATCTTTTCTATCAGTAAAGGCCTGGCCACATAGGTGGCAGTGTGTTGCTGTTGCTCTTAGGAATGCTCGAACCTTCCGGTAGTAAGGGTCGTTATATAGGGTGCGACCTGCTTTGCGTATTCGTTGTCGTTCGCGTTCCTTGGCATCTACCCCTGCCTGATGGGTATCACAGTAATTCTTTCCTGTTGTTAGTTGGCCACAGGTTAGGCATGGCTTAGGGAATCTAGACATCATCATCCTCATAACGCTTATCAGGGGCTTGGAATCCTAGAGCCACTTGATTATCGCTTAGTGTGGAACTATCTCGGCTATCGGACTTAGAGGGCTTATCTGAATGCTTATGAGTCCGTCTCCAAGTCTTGACTAACTCGATGGCTTCGCGGTCATCAGTCTCAAACTCTGCACCACAGGAACATGTCTCTCTAATCATTTATCTAAGATCCTAATGAACCTTATCTGAGCTTTACTGAAGTTCGATAAAGGCTCAATAACTGTTGTTCCGTATTCTTTGTTCGCGTTGATTATGAGGTTGTTGCCGATGTAGATTGCTGCATGATAGAAGTCTTTCCTGCCTTGATAAGCAAAGACAACAATGTCCCCTAGCTTAGGGCTTGATACTCTGTGCCCGATGTGGCCTTGAGCGTTAGCCGAATGTGGCAGGATAATCCCTAATTGTTTATAGGCGTATCGCACTAGCCCTGAGCAGTCCCAGCCTGAAGGTTTATCTCCACTAAACACATAAGGAGTTCTATGGGTTCTAGATTCTAAGTAAGCAACTATTCGGGGCATTCGACTTATCTGCTGATGTTTGAATAGAGCTTTGTTTATGTCTGTCTGCTTGACTGGCTTGGGTTGGGCTACTGCCTGGAGAGCGTTAGTTGTCCCAAAGTTTAGGCTCAAACAGATTGCTACTGCTATAAAGAGTTTTGTTTTCATTAGGCATCCTTACCCCATCCGCCACCAACGAATCTAGTTGCACCCCAATCAAAGTTCCGAACCATAAGTTCTTCACAGTTCTCACACTTAGGCGTTGTTACTTCTTCTGTGAATGTGGCAATAATGTCGGCTTTAGCGTTACATCTTGGGCAATAGTAAGAATAAGTTGGCATTAGTTCTCTTTCTGTGGAGCTGTCGAGATTCGAACTCGATTCTTGCAACTGCCCCCGCAGGCCTTGATTGCAATCGAAACCATTTCAGCCCCTAAATCTTCCAGACTGTTCCTGTAAAGTCTAACCCTTTAGATAACTCGAAGCACACTAATCCAGGCTGACTATCTTCACCGGCAGTAGTTCTCCACCAGTTAGATCCATTATCTAGGGTCGAAGCTTGAACCCAGAAGCGTGAAGTTCCTCTAGGGGTTGAACCTAACTCTAGAACTCTTAGGTGATGGAAGTGCCCTGAGACTCCGATTGTTGCAGCGTGAACAGGTTGCTTACCGAACGCTTGTTGTCTCCACCATGTTGGCACTTGGTCTGGTCTCGGAGACTGATGGCCATGCCATAAACCTAGAATGTGAAACCCATCCTCAAAGATGTCGAAGGCTAGAGATTCGTCATGTGGAGCAGGTTCAAAGAATCGGATAGGCAATCCAACCTCTGCTGAGAGTCGAGCTAGAGTTCTTCCGATGTGGATTCCCCAGTCATCAGTAACTTTGCCTACTCGTTGCTTATTGACTCGGAACTGACAATGATTAGAGCCGATAGATAGATAAGTTATCGGAGCGTGTTTGGACAAGAGTTTCAGAGTCTCCCAGGCTAACGATGTTGCTAAATCAACCTGTTGCATAAGAGATAAATCATTGCTCTGAAGTTGATGCATGTCGGCAGCATTACCAAAGTTCTCAATAGTATCGCCAACATCACAGAAGATAATCCGCTCAGGCTTGACCTGCTTTACCTTCTCAATAAGTCTGACCTGAGTTTCGGCAACTCTATGAATCAGAGCATCAACACCCCCTCGGTGATCTACTTTTCCAACCTGCAAATCACTCCAAAGAATAACTAGAGCTTTACCAGTCGCAACTTCTTTAGGCGTTACAGGCTTAGACTTCTTAGCCAGCGAATACAGCAAAGGTAAATCAATAGTCGAGTTCTTTCTCACCCAGCGAATACGAACAGAAGTCATCCACATAGGCTCTAACGGGAATGGTCGAGCAACCTGCCAGCGAGAGATTCTAGGCTCACCAACAATCTCAATCTCATCAGGGTTTATCCCTGCTTCACGCAGAAACCCTTCAACATCAGTTGCTTCACCATCAGGCGTTCCAGGAAGAATTGCTTCACCGCCATTACCATCAAACTGGACACTAGGACTCCAGCCTTCAGGATAAGTAACCTTTGGTGCAGGTTTCGCTAAGTCCTCGAACATGAGCAACGCTTCTCTCTATGATGTTTGATAGCAGCATCACTACATTTAGTTCCACGCTTATACAGCTCATTAGAGAGAGTTTTGTAAGGCCATTCAGGAGACATAACAGCCTGCTCAAAGATTGCTTTATCTTTATCTGAGAGTTCAGCCATAATGCTTCTAATTCGGCAGTTAGTTATCCTTTTAGGTAATTTCAAATCTTCAAGCATTCCTCAACTCTACCTTTCCCTCGACTTGTTTAGTTTTGGCAATAATGTCCCTGGCAACAATCTCAGCAACCGATTGAATCGCACCGCCCTGAGCAGCCGAAACAAGAAGAAGATCGGCAAGCTTATTAGCCAGCACAATATCAACAACAAAGCCAGCAGATACAGGCTCTCTAAGCGTAAAGATAGCTTCATCTAGTTCCCTACTTAGCATTGAGTTCCTTCACCATTCTGATTACAGTAGCCAAATATTTGGCCTGCTCTTTAGCCTTAACTCGAACCAAAGGAACATCTTGCTCTTTATGTAGTCGCTTCATTTCAACATGAAGAACAAATAAGGCTTGATTGACTCCATACCTTCTGCCGGTCTCCCTAGACTTCCACCAATAACGATGCATAGTCTTAGGAAAGAATCTCTCAAGAATCTTGGTCGAGGTCATCATAAATCCCTTCATGGTTAGCGGACTCCAGAATGATTGCCATCAGAAACGAAGCAACCAAAGGAAGCACAACAACAATCCCCACAATAATTAGGGTTACAGTAAGCACACTCACAAGATATCAACCTGATCTGTGAGCTTCTCCAGGATAAGGTCTAGGACTGCTTGGAGTTGGGCGTTAGTGATTACGCCTGAGCGTTCTAATTCGATTAGAGCATCAGAGGTTCTAGTGGCTTC